CTTTAATAAAATTATGATATTTTTCACGAACATGATAAAGCGGCTTTGGTTGTAAAATATGAACTAATAAGATTAATACAACCAATTTATGAATATAGTCTTGCATTATACATTCGATTTAGATTACGTTTTTCGACTCCTATATTATATGGATACTGATATCGATAATTATAGTCATAAAGATATTTTAACGCTACTAAAAATTAGTGATAATAATGATTTAACTATTGATTTATTGCATAGAAAAGTGAAGTCTGCAATTGATGTAATCAATAAAAATGCCGCTGATCTTGAAAATCCTGAAGCACTAAGACAATTTTTTAAACAATGTTTTTTACGTGTTCAAGTGGTTAAAGGATTTGAAATTACGGAGCCTATAAGACAATCCCTAGATTTAGAACCAATACCAAATGTATATAATGAAACTATAGAAACAGATCCTCAAGATGTTCAAAAAATAACCAGAAATCCTGTATTTCCAGGTAATCTACCTCCGGCTATTCCCAAAGAAGTTACTAATTCAACTGCACCATTAGCTTATACCAGAGGATTAGTAAACCCTGTTAATAGAGAAACTATTAAATATCTATTAACAATCAATAGCAAGTTTAGATCAGTTCATGATGAAAATAAATCTTTAAAAAAACTTTTTGATGATTTCAGTATATTTGGTAAAAAATTATTCAACCGTGTGAGAGAAAGTGAAAAATGTACAGAACATTCAAATACTGGATTTATTGGTAAATCGTCTGATTTTTATATTGAACTCCAAGAACCATTAGTTAATGTAGTATCAATTAAACTAGCTGGCTTAGAAATGATAAATTGTTACTATCCTATTAGTGAATATTTGGGAACAAATACTATTACATTTCATAGTTATAAATACCCCATTTCTGAAAGTGGTAAGCATGAATACTATCTTGCAGAAGATGTTACCGAACACATTTTAATATTACCAGATGGTTCTTATACTGTAGAAGAATTACAAACTAAGGTTAATGATTATTTAAAAAACGCAACAGAAACATCATTATCAGCTGTCAGACTTAAATATGATTGTTTATCAGGGAAATATCATTTTGTAATTTGTAATCCTGAAGATGATTGTGATTGTCCTGAACCTCCAGAAAATTACGGATGGGGTATACAAGTTTGTTTTATCAATCCAAAATATCCTAATCGAAACTTATTTTACAATTTAGGATGGATGATGGGATTTAGAGAAGCTATTTATACTATGTCTTGTAATTATTATACTAAAATTACTACCAGTAATTTACTCGGTATAAATGCAGATACGCCAGCGAACTTGATCGGAACGCAGTATTTTCTCCTTGAAGTTGACGATTTTAATAATAATAATCCAATAGTTATTAATTACAATTGCAATACAGAATACTCGTTCAATATAAGAAATATATTAGCAAAAATACCTAATGCAGCTCAAAATAATGATATATTATTTGAAGATTCATCAGATCGTATATTTAAATCTCGACGGTATTTTGGTCCAGTTCGTATACAAAAATTACGTATTAGAATACTAGATGAAAATGGTAGACAAATAAATCTTAATAATAGTGATTTTACTGTCAATATTGAAGTAGAAACACTTAACGCGCCTTATAAAAGTATAATTTAACTAGTAATTTTAATGCTTCTCAGGTCCAGGCGGAATATAATCAAAAAGCATTTTGCAAAATCTATTAGAAATATTTTCAACTGTAAGATTTTCTTCAAAGTACTTCTGACATTTTTTAGATTTATCTTCCCATTCATCATCATCAGAAATAATATCTTCAATTTCAAGAACTTGACAATTTTCATCAATAACTGGCACAACACCCAATTTTAAACAATCAACTATATGACATTTACTAGTTTCATCTGTTATAAAAGAATATTTATACTTAGATAAATCATCTAGATACTTCATGTAGTTTTCTTCTGAAGAATAAACCTCCATGTCAGTAAAATGATATGTTTCCTTTTCTTTTTCATTATCTAATGCGTAATTCTCTAAAATAAGAATATATGGCGTATAAAGACCTACATAATAGTAATTGCCTTTTAATTCATCAAGAACCTTACTATTATAATTAAATAATGCTATCTTTTTTAATGATCCTTGTAACATATCACCCCTAATAAGAGAATTATTATGATAATCATATAACCCTATATGTCCTGTTCTATAGTAATCATCACTTGCATAACGTTTATAATTAATGTAATTACTTCTTGAAACTAACTGTGCCATGTAAATATCAAAATCAGGAACATTTTTTCTACTCCAATCTCCTAATAAATCTTTCTTTGGGCCAAATATTACGATTCTATTCGCTGTTAATTTAAAGTGCAAGTTTTGTATATAAGTGTACCTTAAATCATTTACAGCAACAATGTTATCAATATTCTCTAAAAGTCCTACTGCTTGTCTGATAATAGAATTAGGTAATGTTCTAGGATCTGGTGATGGAGCAACTAAATAAATAGCACTATTTTTTCTACAAATCTTTACATCTCCATCTCCATCTACACCAATTTCATTTAATTGCCAAGGATTTTTCCCAGCAAAAAAATTAAACATATCCATAAAAATCCCATCTTTGATAAATGTTACTAGATTATCATGTTTTTTCATTTCTAGAATAAAGTTTTGAGCCATTAAAGAAATAGGTTTAAATAATTCAGACCGCATTTTACCAATTTTATCATTTTCTTCTGAACTCATAGAGGATGTAGGTTTACCTATTTCATTTAACTTCTCTTTTGTATCAGCACATAATTTCATGTTATTTTGAATATAAGCATCCATTGCATCATTTGTTTTTTTGTCATTGTTAAAAACAACAAGAACTAATGGATAATTTCCTGCTTCACTAAGAATGTCACAGTCACGCTCGATAACTACCATTCCTTCATTAGAGACTTTATCAACAACTTTAGATAAATTATTAATAGTATACACTATTGGTGCAATGTAAACAGCCTTGTCATTTTCTTTATGAACATCACTAATAACCTGTTTCATATTATTAAAAAGATCTACTGGACTAATGTTTTCATCTGCAATCTCAAAATGTTTTAAATTAACATCTACTTTGTAAAAATCAGTTATATAATCAAATGTTTTTTTGCTACATCCAATAGTTAAATTACTATTTTTCATGCTAATGTGCATAGACATTACTAAGGCTAATATACCACCTTTGTCACTGGGTTGTGATTCTACAGTAAAGTACATTCTATATATTTGTATATATGTTGTTTTAAAACGTTTTTAACTCTAAGGATAAATTATTATGCCAAAAAGAATAATAACAAGAAGTGCTTCTGGAAACACTAGACAACAATTAATTTTTAGAACCGGTCATCATTCTAAATTACTTAAAATGTGCTCTACTATGCCAGATCCTTGTATAGATGGTGTCACTTATATAGAACAAATGAATCAAATCAATAAAAACTTTTTTGAGCCATTCTTTAATGATCCTTATAGCGTAGATCCAGATACAATTTATTTAGATTTATTAACCTTTTTAGAATCAGAAAGAAAAAGATATTTAATTTCTAGACCGGATATTGTTACACAAGTAGAGTTTATGATAAATGCGATGACATTAGTTAGAAAAGATGCATCACAATACTTTATTAAAAATCTTCAAAATACAGCAATGGCAAGACAAATTGAAGGTTCAATTCAAGGACTTCTAATGCACATATATCTTTTAAATACAAGAATAGCTATTTTACAAGGTGATACTGGTAAAACTTCACTTTCTGGTGGCACTAGACTTGAAGTTGCTCAAATGAAAAATCCAAAATATGTTATGGCTCAATTTCAGCCACATCTTAGTATGTTATCATTTTTATATCCGGATGAACCTTCAGCAAAATACTATACAAGACTTGCACGATTATTAAAATATTCGGGGCTTTATGATAGTGATAAAGATATTTCAAATGATTTAACTGCATTTTTAGATAGATATTTAGTTCAACACGATTTATCACTTACACTAGAACAATGGTTAGCTTTAAAAGAAGATAATAAAGTAATTTCAGAAGAAGAGCAAGAATATATTGAAGAAAATATAGAATATATTGAAGATAGTATAGAATATATTGAAAGCGTTGAAAAAACGCTAGATGAATGGAGAGATAAAAGAGGAAGCGCCACTATTTTAGACGGGACATTAAAAATTACTACTTCAGACATTGATACTATATTGCGTAATAGATATCATGCAAATACTAATAATTTAGATAGACAGATAGAGAGATTTAAACATTGTCAACCAAAACATCCATCAGGAGTTATTGAAGTTAATGTTGACTCCAATGGACGAGTAATAAGAAGTTTATTAATTGATGGTAATTTTACTATGTCTCACGCACATGGATACTCTTTTGATTTAGAAAATCTTTCAAATCTTACACCCGATAATGCAAGAGATATTATTAATAAATTACATCCTGCGACAACAATGAGTGCAAATCCTCCGTCTTCAAATATTAAGGATCCTTCGCCAAGTTCACCAAAAAGTAAAACTTCTTATTATCCTTCGCGTTCAAAAACATGTAAAAATTATTCTACAAAAAGTTCTAAAAATAAAACGCGTAAAAATATTTGTCATTAATTTTTTCCTCGGATAAAGTATAATGGCAAACAATAATGTCGATCTTGTACTCGCAGATGATGCTCAAGGCTCTCTCACCGCTGGTAGCGGTGTTGCTGGAGGCTCCGCAGTAACTCAAGCTGCCAATCTTAATGGTATTGCCCTTAAGGGTACCTTTGCTTTAACCGCCCAGAATGCGTTAAGTTTCCTTGCAGGCGAGAATGGTGCAGTGAGAAATCTCATTGTTCGTCTTGCTGAGGAAGCCCGTAATACTGGTAACTTCGTGCAGTTACAACACGCTGCATCTCTCAGAATCAAAGTCGATACGAGAAAAATGATTAAGTTCCAGCCTGACGGCACCGCAGCAGGTCTTGATGATGCTTATGAAATGAGACCTTGCAAAATTGCCTTCGGTTCTGGTGTGGCTAACTCGGTGCCAAAAACAAATTGGGCACTCAGTTTAGACGCAGCTCTTAAAAATGGCGATGGCTTTGATGCTACCAAAGCAACATACGATGCGGCCACCAAGAGCCTTGTCAGTCACTTCGTTCCTGTAGGTGCTGTAATCGTTGCACTACCAGATCTTTCTGCTTCAGGAGGTTCTGTGCAACTCACCTCAAACGGTGGAGCTGCTACATTCCAGGTTGCCCAGGCAAACGCTAAGTTTGGTTTGAGTTTATTCGGTCAACTCAAATATGATGAAGCAAACGTCGCAACCGGCTCTGGACAGCTCAGTGTAACTGCAACTTTTGATCCACCTGCAGGAAGTAGCATTATTGGTGGTGCTGGAAGACACAATGAAATTACCGTGTCACTGCTTAACATGGAAGACTTCAGAACTGCTCAGCGGGCTGTAATCAAGCGCGCTGATGGGGAGACTGGTTCTTTCAGCCATGCTAATGCCGATGATGGTTCGCTTCAAGCTACAGATGCTGATGACTTCGATCTAGTTGTCAGCCTTGCTGATCTTGGATCTGAAAATGATGCTACAACTGTTGGTGGTAGTATGGTGAGTGCAATCCAGGCATCTGTTGGCGGCGAGCTTCTTACCGCTTGGGAGGTCAACGTTGAAAAAATTGAGTCTAAAACAGATTCCGAACTCTCCGGTTTCTTGCGTAGTATCTCACATGCTGAAGGCGCCGCGGCAGCAGGTCGTACTCCCGCAGAACCATTGCTTAACACTGAGACTTTTATTATTAGAAATACTGCACCAATTACTGTCAGCCTTCAACCTTTCAACTACACGTTTGGTGATGCTGCATCCGCTAGTGTAGCTTCCTTTAATTTTATTAATAATTTACCAGTACATGCCGTTCTTGAACATATCAAGGACTCATCGACACTGGTTCTTGACAATGAGACCAACAACCTCCTCAATGCCTAAGCATCTTAATAATAAACATAATAACGATTTATTTCTTACAAATTAAGTAATAAATAGTTTTGTCTGTATTAAAAAATCTCTCAGCTATAATTATAATGTTTAGATTTCCAGGAGGTGGATTTGACGAACCGGACTTCTCGTTCGACGACCTGGGTGACGGTGGTGGCACGGTCATTGACGGTCCAGGCGATGACCGTCCAACAGGACCGCCTGCCTCGGCGGCAGCGGGAGAAAGCTTTGCCCAGCTTTACGAATCGGGCAGTACGTTTGGCAATTGTCAAAATAATTGGACTTCATGGACAGAGAATTACATGAAAAATCATTCAGATCTTGTTGCTGCACTTCCATCATGGGTTCCAGGAATACTGCATACGTATTCCAACGGTTACTCACAATATTTTCCATTGTCTAGCGTAGAAGCAGCAGCTCGACTTCATTATGTGCTTTATGGTTATTATGAAAGAAGAATCCCGAATTGCCCTATTATTATCATAGAAGATACAACTGGTCCTGCTATTTCGTCCATGTCAGCATCACTCAGTCAAGCTTCAATCGGCCAAGGAGAAAGTTCAACATTAACTCTTTCTTGCACTGTTACTGACCCTGCAGGCGTTGCAAGTGTTACAGCGAACGGCCAAGCTATGACAAACACAAGTGGTAATACTTGGTCATTAACTTATGGCACATATGTATGGAATGAAGCAGATTATAATAGCCGCGCGGCTAATGGAGGAAAGCGGACTTTGGCATTCATATTTGAAGCAACAGACAGTGATAATAACGCAAATACATCAACTGCTAGTGTATCAACTGAATTGACATATGAGCCGCCTCCAGCAGTAATAATCTCAACACCATCTTGGACTCATAGTAATATTTATGGTGCCTCTGTTAGTAATAAAAGACTTACACATCTTAGTCCCGCACAAACAACACGTGTTACTGCAGTATTAAGTAATTCTCAATTCTTTCGTGGAAAATCAGCATCATTATCTATCATTAATAATTCAAGTTTAGCTAGTCGCGTCGCACTATCTTCAGTAACTATACCATCAAGTGCATCAGGAAATTATACTATGAGCTGGAATGTTACATTAGGAACTAGTAGTCATGTTTCTTTGATGCCTAATTATGGAAATATAATTTCGTTTGGTTTTAGAGTAAGTTTAGCTGGTGGTTCATCAGACTTGACTGGTTGCTCTATAATTAATAACCATGATGAAACAGCACCTATAGTTCAGAATGAAACATGGACTGATGGTAGTACTTTCGCATTTAATGCAAGCGCTGGTTCTTCAACAACTGTAGATAAATATTTATATTGGGAAGCAGGAGACCCGCAATCAGGTATATCACTACCAGTAGGTTTTTCCAATATTGGTACAATGGAACTAAGTACTAGTATTGCTCTGGGAGGTGGAATGCGTAGATATATTTATAGATTGAGAATTAATGGAGATCAAGCAACCTCAGCAGGAAATGGAGGAGAGGTGAGAGCTTCTTTTTATGCATATAATGCTTTTCAAAATGCATCAGGCGGTGGCCAGGGTCTTGAGTATGGTACTACCTTAACAGGATCTATTTCTATACTTGATACTACTAAACCAGTTATTACTATTTTAAGTAACGGGACGAAAACTGCTTCGCTATCTACTTCTGACGGAACACATAATAATACTACTAGTTACAGTATCGGATTTACAGTGGCTGATACACACTCTTCTATTTCAAGTGTAAGTGTTAATCAAATATCTTCTGGCACCAATACTGTAGGTACACTTAGTAACATCGGCAACAATTATAGTCAATCAATATCTGTACCTGCTTCTCATATTGGGTATGGTGGAAGTCTTTCACATACGTACAGAATTAGCGTTACAGACAGTGCAGGAAACACTCAAACAAAAGATGCAAATCTCACCATTACCCGCACAGACAACTCTCCACCAACCGCAAGTGTATCAGGAAATACAGATACCATAACATTTGAATCAGCTTCCACCACCACTTCCGCATACAAAGTTGTATCTGTAACATGGTCTGACCATTCAGCAATTGATACAACCAGTATTAATGTTCAACGTCTTGCTGGGCATGGATATTGGTCTCATGGTTCTTGGAGTGGCAACATTTACAGTGGAAGATGGAATGTTAATCGAGATAATTATTCTCATGAATCAACAACTGGTGAAGTTATCAGATTTCAAGTACGTGATAGTCATGATATACTGGGAACAAGTGGCAATTTCGCTTTCAGTGTATTCCATGATGATAATTCTAAGCCTACAATTAGTAATGTATCAGCATCTGATATCACTTTCTATGCATCATCTGGACACACTAGTTCATCTACATTAAATGGTACTATTACGTGGAAAGTTGGAGATTCTCATTCAGGTATATCTTCAGTGTCAGCTTCGAAAATTGGATCTAATACTCATATTAGCAGTGTAGGTATCGCCAGCGAAACTACTACTAATAATTACAGTGTTTCATTTACACTGAAAAACTCATTTGGCTACAGTAATAGCTTTACTACTAGATCTAATATGGTAAGACTATCAGTTACTGATAATGGTGGAAATACTACAACAGAAGATGTAGATATTAGAGGGCGCTACATTGATAATGAAAATCCATACTTTTTGAGCGTACCAGATGCAAAATATCATACATTTACTACTTCGCAAGGAAGTGGTGCTACTGCTAACATGTCAGTATCAGTAACAGTAGGTGATAATCACTCTGGTATTTCTGGATATGATGTCGAAAAGGTGTCTGGCTCTAGTAATTGGCCAGCTCCAACAAATGTTTCCCTTTCGGGAAATACTTTATCATTTACAATTCCTCTTGCAGCAAGTGTTTTAACGGCAGATAACAGTAATGTTGAGCAAAAAGTACTTATGCGCATTTCAGATGCAGCAGGTAGAACTGCTGAGCAAGAGTGGTCTGGCTTTGTCAGGCGTCAAGATAATCAAGGTCCCATTATTACAGTTACTAACGATAACGACAATGGAGAAATTAGAGAACTTGATTTTACAACTACAGGTGCTAGTCATCTTCATGTACCTATAGAGTTCACTGTTACGGATGCTCATAATTCTGTAAATGAAAACTCTTTTATTGTGACAACTCCAAAACAAAATGGTTATAGTACTTATATAACAGTTTCTGGCGTTACCTCTCTTGGTAATAATAAATACACATACACCGCTACTATACCAAGAAGTGGGAAATCTATTCACCCAACCCAAACTAGTTGGGGTACTACTGTAGTTACTGTAGAGGATAGTGAAGGCAATCCTTCATCTGCTACAACTAAACTTATTGGAGCACATTTTGATAGAACACCACCATCAATTAGCAACGCATCATTTGACGGTAGATTTGATTTTACTACAAGTAGCTTATCAACAACGCAGATTACGCGTAATTTAACTTTCACTACAAGTGATTCTCACTCTAGCCTTAATGCACCAAATGTAACATCATCAAGTGGACAAGTTAGTATTGGTTCTAGAAGTAGCAGTGGTAATAGTCATACATTCCCTGTTACTTTGACACGTGCAGGATTGACATCTAATCATACTGCAAGTGTGTTAATCAACGTTAGTGATACTGCAAATAATTCTGCCGCTGAAGTTGAAGTGCCATGCACAGGAAGCTACATAGATAATAAAGGCCCAAGTATTGGTACTGAAACAGTTACTGATAGCAAGTCAGTTACATTTTCATTAGCATCACCACCACAGACAGGAAAAATAATAAAATCAGTTAGTATTCCTGTATCTGATGAAATTGAGCTTAAAACCTTTAGCGTTCACCCGTTATCAGGTGCAAATTGTGAACCCAAAAATCTACAGTCAATATCAGGAACATCAGATAATGCACAGTTTGATGTAGAGTTTGATGTTAATGATTATGATCTAGAAAATTCTGTTAATGAGTCTGTGAGAGTAATTGTGTATGATCACGTCAATAATTCATCACAAAAAGATATAACTTTTAATATTTTCCGAGATGATGATATTAGGCCAACAATTTCTTCGAATGGAACAGTATTTTTTGACTTTTACGAATCAGAAGGTACTGTTGCAGTCATTTCAAAAAACTTCGATCATAATTTTACAATTGGTGATATTGGAAGTGGTACAAATAGCCCTTACATTTCGCAAACAACTGGAAATATAACTGTAGGAACTGTATCAGGTAGTGGCAATAACTGGAGTGTACGTATAACTACTAGCAGTCATGGATTTGTACGATATGATGGATACAAAAATGTTGGTACTTTTACTATAAAGGTTACTGATAAAGGTGGAAACGATAGAACTCAAACAGTTGCAGTACAGTCTAGGTTTATAGATAATGTAGCTCCTGCTATTGGGACTACAACTCCATCAAATCTTAGCCTTACCACCGCCAGTAGTGATCATAATAGAACTATAGTTGTTTCAGTTTCTGATTCGGGCACTATAAATGCTAACACTCTTACAGTCACAAAAACCAGTGGAAATGGCCAAGTATCAAATGCAACCTATAATAGCAATTCTAATACAATTTCATTTAATGTCGAAACACGACCATCTGACTACACTGCGGATAATGGTTTAAATCTTGAAAGATTCTCTATCAGTATTACAGACGATAATAACAGGACTGGAACTCAAACTGTACAGTACTATGTTCGAGTTGAAGATAAGACAGCACCAATATTAACTGTGTTAGAATCGCCAGAGTTTAACTTCTCAGAAGGTGGACATGGCCAGCTGACACTGAACGCTAAGATCAGAGCTATAGATATACATACAGGAATCAATAGTACCACTTTTTCGATTGATAATTTAATACCTGTAATAGAACCAAATGCTCCTACACCTACACTTGATGAAATTAATGAAATTGATGAAATTGATAGAATAGACCAACCTAATAATACCGTATTTACGAGAACTTCTGGGAATGCTAATGATGGTGAATATACATTCCCAATAACAGTAAATAAACCTGATAATCTTGTTGACGACGACACTCTTTTTATGACAGTTAGTGTATTCGATAATAATAATAATAAAGGTACTGTTTCAGTTCCGATTATCATCAATCATGTAGATGATGTAGCACCTGTTGTTGGAGCAGTAAATGTACATGGAACTACCCAGCAAGTTCTTGCAAGCGCAGGCAAAAGTGTGATGGTTAATGCACAATTTTCTGTATATGATAACGGAGATGGTATTGTAGCCATTGATGGGATTGTTCCTTCGAAACAAAGCAATGGATCTGTTGCTCAAGCATCTATAGTAAAACAGCCAACCTTATCTGGTACAACATATACTATTCCTATTGAGGTGATTGCGTCAAGTTTAGAACATAATGAAACAGAATTACTACAATATAAAGTAACTGCTCGGGACAGTGCTAATAATGTCTCAGCAGAAAAACATTTCCAATTTACAGTTAAGGTTATTGATGATGTAAAACCAACTATTATCAAAACATCTGGAATTGCAAATTTCTCTTTGAATAATTACGAAAGTAATGCAGATATGAAACTTGTTGAGGCACAATTTACTATTAATGATAATGATACTCCATTAAGTGAATTACGTTTTAGTGTTGCACCATCTGATTGGGGTTATTTTAGAAATGGTAATACTTTAACAGTATCAAGAACATATTTTCATTCAGATCTTTCCAGTACAATCAATGATGAAACAGTAACGGTTACTGTAAGGGATAATGCTAATCTAACAGCATCTGCCACAGATTCATTTAGAATCACACGCGTAATCGCTGACTTGGAACC